CCGTCACTGGTGGAGTACAAAAAGGATGGCAAATTTTACCGAGTGATACGGAGAGAATGGAAATGAGCAGACCGCCAGAACCTGAAGTTGTCGTACTGTTCAGAGCAAGAAAGAAAGAACCCGTGCCGAGGTGTTGCCACACTTGCGACAACTACAACGAAGCTGGGTGGTGTGCGCTGTTTGATGTGAAACCGCCTGATGAATTTACCAATTGTTTAAATTCTTGTCCTGAGTGGATAGAGGAGGTTCCATTTTGAACAAGCAAGAAAAACTGAAATTTGAAAGAATATCTAGGCTGTTGGAAGTAGAGCGTAAACGTGCAGAGCAAGCATGGGAGGGATATCGGTCTGCTCTGTACCAACTTGTTGATTTGCAGATGAAAATGGAACTCATACAGAAAGCAATCAATGGAGAAGAATGACATCCCAACAGAACACGAAGAACAACGAGAGTTCGTGAAGTGGTTCCGCCAGCATTGCAAAGGGGTGCGGATCATTGCAATCCCGAACGGAGGAGCCAGAAGCATTTCAACCGCTGCCAGGTTAAAGGCTGAAGGCGTGTCAGCAGGTGTACCGGATCTGTTCATCCCTGAATGGAACGTCTGGATTGAGATGAAGCGCAAGAAGGGCGGAGTGGTTAGCCCAGAGCAGACGGACTGGATAGCCTACTTGCGCAACATTGGTTACCTGGTTCTCGTATGCAAAGGCGCCGAAGTTGCAAAAGAACACATCTTGGAATTCTGCAATGAAGAAGAATAGAGATCGCCCAACCTACTCGCATTGGGATCTGTTGATGGCTAGTGCAACAGAGCCTATCCCGAAGGCAAAGCAAAGGCATCACTTGCTCAAGATGTACGAGGGGCTTAGGTCGCTTGAGCAAGCCGAGGCACCAACGTTCCACGACTGGATTGCCTGCTCTGATGCCGTGAACATGATGGAGACCTTGACCGAAATGGGTGTGTGTTCAGATGCCAGCGGTCTACTGAATGACGCCATAAAAGCCCTTGCTGAGGCTGGAGAGCGTTACAAGAAGCACAATGTGCTCAGGCTTACCGGAGAGGGGATAGCAGCACTCCGGGCTGTCTTGGAAGACTATGCGGAAGTCATCACATCGGTGCCCGCCAGGACGTTAATGCAATGCCACGTCAGAACAGAGGCTAGGTTCAGGGATCTACTGGCAGGCAGGGGCCGAAAGGATGACATTGTTGTAAGACCGTTCAATAAATAATTGACATTGTGTTGTCAAATCTGCACAATACACACACCGCAACCAAACAACCGGAAGGACTCCAAATGTTTTGCTCTAACGACACCGATCTGAACGAATATTTCAAGCGTCAAGAGGAAGCGGAAAAAAGATATCAAGGCGCACGTGCTCGAGTTTTGAATGATATGGACTCTGCCGAGATTGACGTCGGTGAAATTCTGTGGGCTTTTAAGCAGTTCGAGCAGAATTTGATGACTGCCCAGCAAGTTGGCGAGTTCATCATTGAGCATTGTGATGGCATCGTTGACGCCAAGATAGAAAAGCTGCTGTAAGTTTTTGGGGGTCTTAAAAGGTAAGACTTGGTGAGCCAAGCGCCCCCGCCATTAAATTCGAGAAATCTAATGCAAAAAAAACAAGGCAGAGGCGAAGATATGCTGAGGGCATTAAAGGAGTTCGGCCCGATGACCAGCGTAGAAATTTGTGCGCAGATTGGCACAACTAAAAGCAGCAGCGGTGCAATTCTTGGCCGCTTAATGAGGCAAAGCGTTACTAAACCAAAACGGGTGTATATCCTTGACTGGACTTACGATTCTGAAGGAGCTAGGCGGTATCCTAGACCGATTTACGCGATAGGCGACAAGAAGGACAAGTTGATGCCAAAAGCATCGCCTGCTGAAAACCAACGGCGGTACAAGCAGAAAAAATCCAAGATGGTAAACAGCGTGTTCCAGCTTGGTGTTCCAATCAAAATGAGATTTAAATCAACATAAGAGGAAACAATGGACATTGACACAACACTGCAAGAACGCGGAGAGCGTTACGGGAAATTTGTTGAGCACGCAAGAATTACCCAAGAGCTCAAAAGGACAATGTTTGCCAACATGAACTATAAGCTGTCAGACGATCAAGCTGAGGCGCTGGAAATGATCGCCCATAAACTTGGGCGCATTGTCAACGGTGATCCAAACTATGTGGATAGTTGGGTTGACATTGCAGGATATGCAACTTTGGTTGCCAAACGATTACAAGGAAAGATCGTATGAACTGCAACAAAAACTGCCGCCAAGGTAGAGATTGTAATTGCGCTGAACAAAAGATGTTTTACACGACTGCAAAATTAACCGTCTTTGCGTTTTTGATAGTTATCTTTCTTGGCATTTATTTGTAAGCCAAGAAATAACAATCTTTCTGCAACTCGACGACGTTGCAGGCCGGGCAGGATTTTTCCTCCTGCCTTGTTAAATCTTAGAAACTGATCCGCTGCGCCGTTTATGTCGCCTCGGGTCAGTTTCATTTTGAGGGTTGATCTTTGCAGGGTGCCGAGACCGAGGTTGAAGGCGAAGCTAACCAGAGCATCAAATTGATGTTGCGGCAGGTTTGCTCCACATAATCTTTCCACGCCCGATTCAAAACGATAAAGGTCGTTTCGTAAAATTCCATTCACTTCATCCTCTGTAAAACTGCGCCGATGTTCCAGCTTTAACGGCAGGTGTCGCCTCCCGTCCAACGATAGGTAATGCTGCTCAGGGTAAAGAGCGTGCCCCACTCCAACCGTCCAGAGCATAGCAGGGCACAAATAAGGCTTAAGCCGGACACCCTCAAAGTGTTTAATGAGGTCTATGCCGGCCTTGGAGGTCTTCATTTCCCGAAGGCTCGACCACCAAAATGGAACGCTATGATGGAAGCAAACAGCGCCTGGGTGCCTTCATCCCATAACTGAACGGCCAAAGCATCAAACGATGCGCCCATCCTGACTCCATGCACGAATAGCCCAATGTCAATCAGGACAAGCAGCAGGAAGAAGCCGTAAGTAATGACTGGCCGGACACTGGCCCGCAGGTTCCTGACCCATGTGCTGGTGCCGTCTTGGATGGCTGCATCGTGGACGTAAATGGATTTAGTTTCCTCAACCTGGGCGCCAATCCGAGACTGGATCTGCTGATTGACCGCCTCCATCTCCAGCTGGACGTTACGGATCTCTTCCAGCTTTGCCTCAGCATCAAACCCGAGCTTGCGCAACTGCAACTCACGCTCCACCTGCATCCTTGCCAGCTCAAGTTCATGCCGCTTGTCACCTCGATCTTGGAGGAACTCCAAGAACTTAGGCAAGCCGCCAGCCAAGAAGGAACAAATGGTGCTGATGAGTGTGAGCATTATGGTTTATCTACCTTGTGATCCAACTTGTCGCTAATCTTGCCCAACAAAACCTTGATCTCGCCCATATCATCTCTGTAGTCATCGCGTCGAACGTACCTGGATGGCATTGATCGAATGTCCATATCTAGTCGCTCAATAGCCCGGTAGATGTGACTCAAGATCCAGCCACCGAAGAAGCCTGCTACGCTGACTGCAATGTTGAAGATGAATTGGGTTTCCATTGTTTACTCTTTAACAAATGAATTTTGAACTTCTTCTGTTGGAGAAAGCATGTTAACAGCAGCAGGAGTACGCAGAACTTTGGATGCGACTTTGCCAGCTTTTTTAAATGGATCGGCTAGTTTCTGGCCTCTTGCTTGACGCGCCATTGCTTTTTCAATAGCTGCTGCTGCGGCTGAAGGATCAAGCATTTCTGTAGCCAACTCAATGGCGAGCTTTTGATCTAAGCTGCCTTTCATTCTTCTAAGAAGATCGTTGGCTACAGTCGTCACGTTGTTAAGAAATCCTGGGAAACGAGCGCCGCCCATTGCTTCTGTACCAAGCAAATTAACATTTGGCCCAGAACCACGGGCTGCTTTCGCTTGAATCTCCGTTGCGGCAGAACGAGACAAATCTGACCTAACATCCTCTAAAATTTTAAGTTGATCCGACGTAAGAACTTCGGATAACTTTTCAAATCGAGCTTCACCAGTGGCTCGTTTAATGGTTGCAGGGGCGTTTTCCATTGCTCCAGCAAACCCTGTCGCACGAAGCCGCGCCGATTCTTCACCCAATGCTGGTTTTAGCTTGCCTTCAAGAAACTGCCCTACTTCCATTTGATTAATAGGCCTACTTTGTTCTGCAAATGTCTCTCTTG